AAAGTTTCCTTCGGCAACATCACGACCGCTTCGGCTGCTGACCACTCTATCCCGGTTGCTGCTCGTCTGCCCGGTGCTACTGCTCTGCCGACTGAGTATGTCTCGCCTGTCATGCTGATCAACCGCATGGCTCGTCTGTTGGACCAGAAGAATGTGGACAAGGCTAACCGTTGGGTTGTCATTGATCCCGTTATGATGGAAGTCCTGATGGACGAAGACTCGCGCTTCCTGAATGGCGACTACGGTGATTCGGGCGCACTGCGTAACGGTCTGGTTCTGTCGAACTGGAACGGCTTCCGTGTGTACGTCTCGAACAACCTGCCTTCGGTTGGTACAGGCCCTGCTACCACTGGCGTTGCAAACCAGAATACTAACTACGGTGTGATCGTTGCTGGTCATGATTCGGCTGTTGCTACCGCTGAACAGATCAACAAGACTGAAACCTACCGTGACCCGGATTCGTTTGCTGACGTTGTTCGTGGTATGCACCTGTATGGTCGCAAGATTCTGCGTCCTGAGGCTCTTGTCACGGCTAAGTACAACCTCGCCTAATGACTAACATAGGGTATCCCTTCGGGGGTACCCTTACCTACACCTAAAGGATAGACCTATGGCAACTCTCAGTGATCGGGTATTTGATAACGGTCTGTCTGTTTTGGATACTGAAGCTAACAAGATTCTTATCACTTCTTCCCAGCCTACAACCTACACAGAAGCTAACTCTACTTACGCACTTGGCAATAGCACTACACTCAGTATCAGTGCCCCTCAAGATCGTATTGGAGGTGGGCGTGAAGTAGTCATTGCAGCACTCACTGATGGTTCTATTACTGCGAGTGGTACTGCCACTCATTTTGCTATTGTAGATACTGTTAATAGCCGTCTCCTAGCAACTGGTTCACTTTCAAACCCCCGTGCTGTTGTAGCAGGGAATAGTTTCACACTAAACACCACCACCATTGGTATTCCTGATCCAGTATAATAACAATAATAGGATAAAGAATGACTCCAGCACTACGTATAGATACACATAACTCTCCGATTGTTGCTGTACATACAACTTCAGGTCGAGGCTTTACCCCAGAAGAGGTTGCTTCCCGTTGTGTAGAGAAATTGTTGTACGTATCTGACTCTGCCCCCAAAGAAATTAGAGACCAAGCTCTAGCATATAAAGCTCATATCGAAAAGATCATAGCATACTATATGAAAGAAGCTATCTCAAGTCATGTAACAACTGTTTATAACGCACTTAATGATGCGGGTCGGCCTGACCTTGCAGAACTGATCAGGAGACTCTAATGGCATTTACTGCAAACTTTGTATCCACTTCTTTCAAGACAGAACTCTTGAAGGGTTGCCACGACTTCACCCTGACCACTGGTGACGTATTTAAGTTGGCACTATATGATAATACCCCCACATTTACTGCAGCCACTACGGCATACACTGCTACAGGTGAAGTCGCTGCGTCTGGTTCGTACACTGCTGGTGGCGGTACACTGACCAATGTCACCGCTGTAAACTCTGGTACAACTGCTTTTACTGACTTTGCAGACATAACCTTTACCACTGCTACAATCTCCGCATACGGTTGCATGATCTACAATAGCACCCCCAACACTACCTCATCTGCTGGGTTGACTAATCCCTGCGTGGCTACCCTATGGTTTAACGGTGCCAAGACATCTACAGCAGGTGACTTTACCGTTGTGTTCCCCGCTGCAGACGCTACGAACGCTGTCATCCGTATTGCATAAGGTAGTTTAAGTATGGCGATCTTCGTCAACAGAGCAAAAATGACCACGGCTACTACAGACACAGGCACAATAACGCTTGGGTCTGCTGTAACTGGGTATCAAAGTTTTGCTGCAGCGGGTGTTGCCAACGGTAATACTGTAAGCTACGTGATTGAAGATGGTGCAAACTGGGAAATCGGTAGTGGCACTTACACTGCTGTTGGTACAACACTCTCTAGAACACCCGTTCAAAGTACCAGTGGTGGTGCAGCAATTACCCTATCTGGGTCCGCTGTAGTTTATATCTCAGTACTTGCGTCAGATATTGATGCGAAAGCTCCTTTAGCCTCTCCTGCTCTTACTGGAACACCTACTGCGCCAACTGCAGCCTTAAGCACAAACACCACTCAGCTTGCAACAACGGCATTTACAGTAAGTCAGATTGCCAACGATGCCCCAACTAAGACAGGTACAGGTGCGTCTGGCACTTGGGGTATTAGCATTACAGGTGATGCAGCAACAGCGGATGGTAAATCTTTTGGTGCATTTACTGCAGCAGGTGGTATTGCATACGCCACAAGTACAACTGCCCTAGCTGCTACAGGTGCTGGTACGGCTGGGCAAGTCTTACTGTCTGGTGGTGCTGGTATCCCAACTTGGGGTACGGTTACTGGTACTGGGAGTGCAGTCTTTTCTAACTCCCCGACTTTGGTAACCCCTGCTCTCGGAACTCCATCTTCTGGCGTACTTACAAACGCAACTGGTCTACCTCTGACTACTGGTGTTACTGGTACATTGCCTGTAGCCAACGGTGGCACTGGGGTAACAACCTCGACAGGTACAGGTTCTACAGTTCTATCAGCGTCTCCGACCTTTACTGGGATACCTGCAGCACCTACCGCCGCTGTTGGAACAAGTACTACTCAACTAGCAACAACTGCATTTGTAAGTACTGAAATCGCTAATGATGCCCCCTCAAAAACAGGTACAGGTGCTTCTGGGACTTGGGGTATCTCCATTTCCGGTAATGCTGCAACTGCTACCTCAGCAACTTCAGCAACAACAGCTACTTCTGCAGGAACTTTGAGTGGCCTTACTGCAACTATAACAGAACTAAACTATTCCAGCGGTGTCACTTCCAGCATTCAGACGCAACTTAATAATCGTGTAACCGCTAATGCTGATGACAATTTAACTGGTGGCTATTCAACAACCGTAGATAATGATGGTACTATCTCTACAGGAACCTATACGCCTACTTATGCTGGTGGGAATATGAAGGTTATCACCAATGGAGGTGCATTTACCTTTGCCGCTCCAACCGCTGCTGGTGACTACACTCTAATTGTTAAAATTACAAATAGTGCGACTGCTGGTGCGATTACCCTATCTGGGTTTACCCGTACTGTTGGGGATGCTTTTACGACTACCAGTGCCCATAACTTCTTAGTCAATATAACCAAGTTAAATGGTCATGTTTTGGCTAACGTGGTGGCCTTACAATGAGTTTTCCCATAATGCCTTCACCCTCTCCCGTGAAGATGCTTAGTCAGGCAGAAGTGACAGACTTCGCTTACAATAACTATCTGAACCTGTTCTCTCTCACAAACAAGACAGGTACAGTTTTTGATGCAAGAGCTGATCGTAATGGCTTGGCGGGTGGTGAAGAAGCTCAGTCTCTTGGGACATTCAACACTTCGATTGCTGCCCCATCAGGCTTCGTGAACGGCTGCACTATCATATACTTTGGCGCAAGGCAGAGTGGTAGCTCGGCCCTCATATCGTCGCCTACAGTAAACTCCGCTGCTGTCTCAATCACGCAATACTACAACCTCCAAGGTAACACAAACGTAGCCACTGGCTATGTTGGAATGGCTTATGGGTATGTGAATTTGCAGCCGCAAAAAATCACTGTTGCCGCCGCAAACTTTCCCGCAGGGACAGGTACTAATATTTTGACTGCAGGAGCTGTCTACATTGTACCCGGACGATGGACCCCGGCAGGGCTTACAAGTGGCGGGGCTAGCGCGGCGGTTTCCGTATCCATCAACGCGAATGAATTGGTCACTTACTCCTGTTACAGCTCTTCCGATAGTACTGCCAACAACATCACGCAGACAAACGGGACACTGATCGCAAGCTGCAAGCAAAACTGGTATGATGGCTGTCAGCACGGGCTAGTTTATCGAACAACCGCAGGATTTGTCACTATGACACCCACTGCAACCGCTACTGGCTGTTTCATCAGAGCTGTAAGATGGACTTATGGTTAAGAAAGGTATACTATGACTTTGTACTTGAAAGAAAATGGCGTAGTGGTTGCCACTGTTTATGAGGGTGGATGGGTAGACCTGCCAAATGGCGATAAAGTATCCCCTGCAATGGATGGATGGTCCTCTGGTCCTTACTCTCTGGAGACGGCACCTGTAGATCAGGCTGTTCTTTTAGACAATCTTCCACCTACGCTTGAACAACAAAGAGGGTATCGTGCAGAAGCATATCGTAATGAATCTGACCCGGTATTTTTCATGGCTCAACGTGGTGAAGCTACTATGGACGAGTGGCTTGCATTGATAGCAGAGATTAAAGTTCGGTACCCTTACCCCGCATAAGGAGGGTTTGTTTGTTAAGCTAAGTTTGATGTAGGAGGATACATACTATGCTTGGATTCTTCCCTACAGCATCAGCACCCGTAGCGTCACTAGCACCAACACCGACACTTGCAGCAATTTCTGGCCTACTTACATCCGGCTTAGTTGGTACCGTTAGTGTCGCTGCTTCTAGTAAAGCCTACCCAACTGGAGATCAAGCAACTGCTAGTGTTGGCAGTGTTACTGTAGCTGCCGATAGCAATACCTACGTATCTGGTGCAAGTGCTGCAGCGTCTGTAGGTTCCGTAAGTGTTATTGCTAAAGCTCAAGTACCTGTTACAGGCGTTCAAGTAACTGGCTCTGTAGGAAGTCTGACTGTCTCTGCTTCTGCCAAAGTCTATCTAAGTGGTGTCTCTAGCACAGTTCAAACTGGTAGTGTTGCGGTTGCTGCTTCTTCTAAGGCATTTGTAACTGGCCTAGCCACTACAGCTAACTCTGGTTCTGTTACAGTAAATGCCTCGGCTACTGTAAATGTTTCTGGTGTAACCACTACAGGATATGTCGGTGACCCCTTTATTGTCATCGGGTATTTCCTTACCAATAGCTCTATAGTTACTGGCGTACCTACTGTTGGAAATCCCTACCTAGTAGAATACCATATTATAGATGCTGACCCAATTACCACTGGACAAACCTCAGTAGGTGTGGTAGAACTTGTAGAGATTGTAAATCTTATACCTACGAGTTTTGTACTCCCCAGTTTTGTACAACCAAAGACTATCCTTGTTAAAGAATACTCTGCAGGAGATTTTAATAGGGAAAGGGTTGGGTACATTGAGGGTAATAGACACAGGAATGATGCTGTAGAAAACTTACTTAGACGGGTATCCTATATTGAACCTCAAGTAAGCAGACGCGCCCCTATTGATAGCCTACCTAAGCGGGTTTCCTTAGTAGCCCCTGAGACTAGCAGGATTGAAAGAGTGAACTAATATGAGTCTTAAGTGGCCCCCAAAAGATAAAGATGAAACACTCGACTACAGCCTTGATTGGTCTAGGGCACTTGAGGGTGGTGAGACTATTCAGTCTGTGTCTTGGTATATCGTAAACTCCTCAGATGCTAAAGTAGCTTTTGGGCTTGGTACAACCGTTGATGGGTTAAAAAACCTTACTCAAACCAACACCCCTACTGTGGCAACTATCTACCTAGATGCTGGCATAGATAACCAAGAGTACAAGCTGTTCTGCAGCATCACTACAACTGCCTCCCTTGTTAAAGAGCGTTCAGTTAAGATCAGAATTAGGGAGTATAACTAATGTCTACTTACAACTTCCTAGGTCTGGTCAACGATGTAAATCGTCGTGTCAATGAAGTAGAACTCACCAGCTCTAACTTTAGCTCCTCTGTAGGCTTCTACGCTGCTGTAAAGGATGCTGTAAATGCTGCCGTCAGAGAGATTAACCAGCAGCAGTTTGAATGGCCTTTTAACCATGATACACAAAAAGAGTACCTAAGTGAGGGTGAAGTTCGCTACCTTATCCCACGAGATGTAAAGACCTTGGATATGGACTCCTTCCGTATCCCTCGTGATACAAGCCTTGGCAACGACACCGTAAGACTCAAGCTGATCTCGTATGAAGACTACCTAGATAAGTATCTTGATTCTGAATACAACACCTCGGAAAGCATTAAGAGCTTGCCAAAGTATGTCTTCCGTACACCCTCTCTAGAGTACGGTGTGGTTCCTCCCCCGGATAAAGACTACCCTATTGCTTATGAGTACTACCGTAGCCCAGTGACTTTAGAACTCTACTCTGATGTCCCCACTATCCCAGAAGACTTCCGTTACATTATTGTAGAGGGAGCTATGGTGGCTGCACATAATTTTAGAGGGGATAACGAGAGTTCCCAACTTAGCCAGCGTCAGTTTGAGGCAGGTATTAAGGCTATGCGTACCTTGTACATTAACCGTTATGACTATGTTCGTTCCACTGTGAGAGGTCAGTAATGGCTTCAACATGGGAAACATTCCCTATTGAGTTTAGAGGGGGCCTTATCTCTAACTTGAACCCCCTTCAACAGGGTATCAACAAAGTTGGTTCGGCTACCATTCTACAGAACTTTGAACCTTCTAAAGAGGGTGGCTATAAGAAAGTTCTTGGGTACCAGAAGTTTATCCCTGCACAACTCAGTGGCTCCGGTCCAGTTCTTGGTCTACGGGTCTTGAGTTCTTCAGAGGTTATTGCTGTTAGAAAGAATGGGAGTAACGTCTCTCAGTACTACGTTAGCACAGGAAGCACATGGACTTCTCTTGGCTCTGCTGCCTCCCTAGGTGGTCGTGTAAAGCATGAGGATTTCAACTACAACGGTATTGATAAGGTCATGTTTGTCGATGGGGTAAACTCCCCTGCAGTCTACAATGACTCAACAAATGCCCTGACTTTTCCGACCCTACCTGCTGAACTAACTGGTGCGGAGAACATTGCAGAGTTTAAGAATGCCATCTTCTTGTCTAAGGGGCCTAACTTATACTTTTCTGCACCGTACAATGAGACAGATTTCAGTGCTGCCAATGGCGGTGGTGTTATCAACGTGGGCCACGCAATTACAGGTTTGTATGTATTCCGCGAACAGTTGATTGTATTTAGCCGCAGTAAGGTTCAAAAGATTACTGGCAACACTGTAAGTGACTTCCAACTGTCTCCCATCGTAGAGAACATTGGGTGTCTGCATGGCGAGACTATCCAAGAAGTTGGTGGCGATGTTATGTTTATGGCTGCTGATGGCTTAAGACTTCTAAGTGCTACAGAGCGTATTGGTGACTTCGGTATTGGTGTTGCTTCCGCCCCTATCAATAGAGATGCTTTAGACTTTATCAACAGTGCTTCAACTTTTTCTAGCATTGTGTTGCGTCAAAAGGCACAGTACCGTGTATTCGCTTATAGTGACTCTTCTCCAGAAGAATCTGCCACAGGTCTTATTGGTACAAAGTTCGCAGACCAAGGTAATACTGACTTTAACTGGTCTACCCTTAAGGGGTTTAAAGCCTACTCCGCTGATGGTCGTTATGTCTCAGGACAAGAAGTCAGTGTGTTCGCAAACACTACTGGGTATGTGTACAAAATAGAATTTGGTTCAAGTCGGGATGGTCTGGTGATTGAGGCTATCTATAAGTCCCCTTTCATGCCTATTACTGATCCTCAAATTAGGAAGACTTTTTATAAACTAGCCTTGTATGTAGAAACTATCGGAACCTTTTCAGCATCAGTGAACCTAGACTTTGATCTTTATAAGGTTGATAACTACACTGGTGGGATAGCCAATACAATCATGCTTTCCTCTACCTCTGCAGGTACTTATCTCTATGGAAGTGCTGAAGCAGTGTATGGTGCTGCTCTTTATGGTAGCCAGCTAGACAATGTGTACAACACAAACGTCATTGGAAGTGGTAGAACAGTTTCACTTCGTATAGAAGATAATTCAACCAATCCCTCATTCAGCCTAGATACTGCTGTCTTTGAGTACAAAGTTAACGAAAGAAAGTAAGAACATGAGCGGATATATTCGTCAAGATATTTCGAACAACATCGCAAACGGAAACGTAATCAACGCCTCTGATCTTGATAGCGAGTTTGACGCAATCGTAGTTGCCTTTAATAGCAGCTCTGGTCACAAACACGATGGTACATCTGGTGAGGGTGCCCCCATTCTTGCTACTGGCCCCACTCAGGATGTTGTAACTAACGCCTCTGCGATTTATCCTAAGACAACTAACACGATTGACTTGGGTACTTCTGTGCTTAAGTATAAGAATTTCTATCTTAACGGGGTAGCTAACATTAGTTCTTTGGTCGCTACCACTGCAGATATTAACGCAGGTACTATTGATGCTACTGTGATTGGTGGTACTACACCTGCTGCTGGTACGTTCTCTACTCTGGCGGCTACCTCAGCTACTGTTGGAGGTATTGCTGTTGCTACCACCACTGCTACCCAAACCCTCACTGGTAAGACCATTAGTGCAGATAGTAACACCCTTAGTGGTATTGCTGCCTCTAGCTTTGTGCTATCTGATTCTTCTGGTGCGATTGATGGGGTTGCTGCTCAGAAGGCTATC